CATTATTATGTTGTTTGGGGAGTACCCACAAAAGCAACGATTCCTACCATTCGAGCTAATTTCAAAAGTTCTCTACCATAAATTGTTGCATTATACATACCGGCATTATCCATATTAGAAGCTCCGGTATCAAAGCTGACACTTACATCTGCAACACTTTTACTTGCTACTACACCACCCTGCCCAGGAATACCACCAGCGGCAGCATCGGCAACTGCCTTGGCTCTTAATGCACAATTATGGGCGATAAATAAATAAGACCCATGTGTTAAAAAGTCTCCCCATCTATCAGTATTTAATGTTAGATCAGCTAAACTTGCATAATATTCCACCATAGCATTGGAATATTTTGTTGTATCTGCAAACTCAGGAAATGCCGCTCTAAAATTACTTGCACTGACTGTCATTATTTCTTCCTACGCAATTTTTCTTTTTTTATTTCAACCTTTATAGGCTGCTCAGCTTCTTTGACTTCTTCTATTTCTTCTACTTCTTCAACAACCTTCTCTTCAGCTTTTTTCTCAGGGGCAATCTCTTCTACTTCTTCCTTGCCTACAACCTGTTCCCATGAAAAGGGCTTTCCCAAATCAATAGGCTCAGGCTGTTTTCTTATTTCTTCAGCATTGGGAAGATGCTTAAAAACAGGGGCAGAATCCTTTTTAAGAATTTCTGCTTGGCCTCCTTGTACTAAGCCAAGCAGAAACCAATGATCCTTTGCAATCCCTTCTTTTACTATATTATAACTTCCCGGTCTAAAAGATTTCCTTCCATTATTAGTAAGAAGTTCGCAGGAAGATTTTAGTTTCAAAATCATTTTTACACCTCCTCTTTAAGATGTTTTTTACCTGTCTTAGAAAGAGAAATTTTCATAGCTCTTTCTTTAGGGTCAGAAAAGGTTTTGGCAACTCCCTTCCCTAATCTGTTTCTCTCTGATAAATCTGGTCTTTTCTTTCCTTTCATAGGATTTACATATCCAGGTTTACGGGTATATTTCAATGCCCTTTCTGAAAATAAATGAGCATCACTTCTTTTTCTACCTGTTGCTTTCTCTCTTAGAATCTGTTTCTGCTCTTCGGAAATTACCCTACCTTTATGAGAATCAGAAAGTTTCTTTCTCATTTCTTTAGATTTAAAAGTCTCTTTTAATGAATTACTAATCTTCTTTTTTGTTTCTAAAGAATTCTGTTTACCTTTTCTGTACTGATTCCCCTTAAGTAATTTAGACACAGATTTAGAGATTTTCTTTCTAACAGATTTCGTAGGATTTATAAGACCGTCGCCACCATCAGTCAGGTTATAACCTTTATAGGCTTTACAATCGTAATATTTTATCCAATACTTTTCTTTTTCGCATAAAATTTCTCTAGTATCGGCATAATCAATGATAGAAATATCAAAAGATTGAATCCCATATTTATTTAACGCTTTCTGAATAGGAGATTTATTTTCTGCAATATGTTCTGAAATTCTTCTACTTAGCCCTTTTGTTGTAAGTCCTATGTAAATCTTTCCATTAATATTGTTTTCAATCTTATAAATTATCATTCAATAAACCTGTAAGTTATTGATTTTACTTAAATTCCGTCCGCATATCTTATTGCCTCCGGGTAGACGATTTCCAATACTCCAAGCTTTCCGTAATAAGTAGTAAGCTGCCAAATGCTACGATATTCAATCGGGGTATGCTGCAACGGTACCAACGGGTAACGAACAAAGTTCTTATCCTGACGATAAACAACCATTCTATCAGTTGCAGCAGACGGAGAACCAGCAGCAACACCACGACCAGTCAACCATTTGCAAGGCTGAATATCAAGCTTACGACCATTAATCTTCAGCGAAATGCAGTTGTCCTGAAGGTAAGTCAATATACTGATATTGCCAGCAGTAGAAACGGTCTGCGAAGTAATATATGCAAACTGGGTAGGAGGCAGCAAAAGCTTGTCGGGACAAACTGCGGTACCACAAGCAACCCATGCAGCTTTGATCAATTCGTTAATATTGTACAGAATTTCTGCAGGAGTTTTCCGAACCCACTGCGTATATCCAGAATCGCCAGCATCAACAAAACCAACGGTTACCCCTGAATTATTAACCAATCCATATTCGCCCAAAGTGGTATCGCCAATATAAACCATTTCATCGACGTCCATATCCCACTTCATCTTCATGCCCTGATATTTCTGAGCATCAATCGGACGGCCAACTTTCTGTGCAGACATCAGTTCCGGAATTGTATATTTAACTTCTGTGGCCCAATCATACAATGCCTGGGCAGTTTTACCGATATCGACTCCAACACCAGGAACAGCATTAGAAGTCTTTCCGATAATATTTTTGCCAGAAGAATTAAGTCCACCAGCAGAAGCAAAGCTCGAATTGGTGAAACTCGAAGTTTCATCTGCAATGCTGACATCATCTCTCAGGTCAACATCCCTGCCCCACGTAATAGCCATCAAAGGCTCATGCAAAGTTAAGTCGAGTCGTTCCAACTCTCCAACTAAAAATGCGCCAGTACTATCAATTACCATTTCATCAAAAGTGTACATATTTTATAAACCTCCTAAATCGTCATCAAATTAGATATTGTAAGAAATTTCAACAAAGCCGTAGTCATCAGCAGTGCCTTCAAATATAGCTCCCGTCAATACAGTACAATCTCCTCCGTCTGCTCCTGTTTCAATACCACCAATGGGCTGGGCAGTAGGATCATCAGCTGCTACGGTACGAACATAAACAGCGCCCCCTTTAGCCGGAGAACCATACTGGCAAAAAACCGTCATATACCCTCTTCTCATAACATCAAGAGGCAAAGTGGTACTAGGTGTTGCTGCGGCAATTGCCTCATTAAGAGAAGCCTGTGTCGGGAAAGGACGAACTCCAAATCCATACAGATCGGAAACAGTGTCGCCAGCAGTAAACGGCCTTGCTTTACCACTGACCATTTTAACCGGCTCTCCATATCTGGTAACCGGATAATCAGTATCCATTAATTCTGCCTTGACAGTAGAATGTTCTGCCCTGGTAATATCACCGGCAATTCCTGCAGGCATTCTGTACAAATAAGCGTTGCTCTGAGTCATAATAATTTATCCTCCTAAAAATAAATTTATCGTTTTTATCGGTTCCAAAATTCTTTGTTTCTTTTGTTAATATCAGAAATCTGATCAACAGTGCTCTTTTCCTTCTTAATAACAGGCTTCTTAACTTTAATGTTAGAATCTCTTGTTATTGCTACAACATGAGCGGTTGAACTAAAAATTGCATCTAGTTCTGAATCTTTCAATGAATCAACTGTTCTTCCTTTTAACATCGATTTAACTTCTTTGGCACAATCACCAGTCAAGCCCTTTTTCAATGCTGTTTTCTTTAAAGTAGAATAGAAATCTTTAAATTTCTTATTCGGCTTATTGATAACAATACTGGGATCAATAATGGTAGCATTAGCCGCTACGTCCTGAAATTCCTTTTCCAACTCTTCATCTTCTTTCTTTTCTAACTCTTCCTCATCTTTCATTTCCTGCTCTTTAGCTAAGCGAGCAGCTTTTTCTTCTTCTGTCTCTTCAGAATCAGTAGACTCTCCTTCGCCAAAATACTTCATGATTAATGCTTCTAATCTATCAAGTCTTTCGACAACCGCTTTAAGGTCAGGGGTTCCTTCCTCGTCTGTTTCAACACCGCCTTCTCCACCTGCGCCAGCAGTAGATTTCTCTTCAATAGACTGAGCAATCTCATCTGCTTTCTTTGCTGCTTCTACTGCTTC